TTATTTATCATCCTCTACATCTTTATTTTTATTGAGAACCAACTCACTGTCACTTGTTCCTTGTGTCGTTGGGTCATTTACTACGCCCAGAACTCCTAGTAATAGGAATACTGAATTAACAAAATCCAATGCTTGCTTGTTGATTGTATCGACAGGTATCGTCACTCCAAACCATCCTAACAACTGCTGCACTAGCACTAGAATTAGCGGGATAACCGACACCCAAAAGACCTTCGATTTCATTCTTACTTTCCAATTGACTTTCATCATTCTTCCTCCTTCTTATCTTTTTTTTCTGCTATATATTTCCAGATAGCTTTATCCTCACGCTTGAGTAACGCAATTTCTTTATCATGATTATTTTGCTTTTCTCGTAAACTCATACGATCTTTCTTGCTTTCGGACATTTCTTCACGTAAGCTATTTAAAGTTATGTCCAACGAATCAATCATGTTTCGCAAAGGAGCTATTAATGCCCACCGGATAACAAATCCCACAATCCCTGCTATAAGAGTGACTAAAGCTATCAACTCGCCTACACTCATTCCTGCTATTGAAATACTGCCTAATACCAATTTTCATCATCCCCTTGTCCACTGCGCCATAAAAAAATAAGCCTATTCGGCTTCTAATTCATCTATTAATATTCTTTGTTCTTCTTGTTTCAGCTCATCCACTTTTGCTTTTACCTGACCTCGCAAATTTGCAGGAACTTCTTCAATAGTTTTTCGATTATTCATCACTAAATTCACATAAATTGGTATCATATAAGCCATGTCATCACCCTAAATTACTTTCAAATAGTGCGGCTAAAGCCTCTTGGGTGAGTAGTAATTCCTCTCTTAATTTTTCTATTTCAGTTTTTTTCGCTGGTATGATTGGATTTTCTGATTCCCATCTTTTCTTGTCTTCTTTCCAACTACTTCCATCCCACCTTGGATAATACATTGCTCTTGCTATGCCGTTTTCGATTATGGAAGGTTCAATATTTGTAGAATTTTTCGGTTGATTGATTAAACCTTTTTCATCTTCAAACACAAGTATTGTTTCGAGATAATTGCCATTTTCATCATATGCGTAAAACTGTTTATAGTTCATGTTTACTCCTCCTAATTGCCAACTTCGTAGAGTATCGTTGAAAGTGTTACGTACGAAGGATTGGCATTATCTGTAGATGACACTTGCAATAGCTTTCCATCAACTGGAATAGCAATACGACCGCCGTTCCCATTGTTTGAAGTGACAGAACCATAATAAGTGACAATTGGTCTTGTGCCAACAGGCATTGTTGCTAGAGTGCTGTTCGCTGTACTAATAAACGTCCCTGCAATTGAACCTTTAAACTCAGCAAAAGTTTTCAAACCGGTAGAAGTTTGTTTTGCTACAAGTCGATATTGAGGTGTATTACTGTCGCCAGTTGAGTAACCAGAGGCAAGGGGTACATTTATCCAAGCTCCGTAACTATCCATCTTGCTATCTGTATATGCTTTTGCAGAGTTTAATGCACTATCCGCTTTTGCTTGTGCTCCCGCAGTAGTTTCTTTTGCATTCCAATTCGTTTTATCAGTCATTGTCACATGAATGTTTGTGTTGTTTATATGATTTTCAAAATCTGTTTGTTGTGTGAATTGTGCTGGATTAAGACTATCAAATGTGTTTTTTAATTCAGTAGCTTGTCCTTGCAAATCATCAATTTCATTTTGAAGAATTTCCACTTTTTCGTTAAATATTTTCTCGTAATCATCCCATTTTTCAACATAGTAGGTAGCAACGGGCAAAAAATTATCATCAATCATCGCTTTTTCAATAACAAAACTAAAACGATTGATTTGCATTGTTTGATTTGGATATTTAACGTACAATTCTGCATTAGCTTGTCCGTCGTGACTTATTTGCTCATCAGTCAATGAGTATTCAAAAACACCTCCTGTTCTGTTAATTATTTCTGGATTAACAATGTAGCTACTTTCGTATTTTTTGCCAACAGACAATACCATAGCAAGTGTTACCTCTGCCGCGCTTGAAAGTGGTAAATTGTTATCATCTTTTTTTGCAGTAAACTTTAATCGCGCAGTCCCTCCAGAGTCTTGCGTACTAAACCTTATCTGAGGAACATTAGCTTTAGCGTTCTGTGCACTAACAGAAAAATCAAGAATAGCTGATTTAAAGATTTGATTTGTCATTAGAATATCTGACCTCCCGCTTGTTTCAATTCTGCGGTAGTAGCGTTTAAAACTGGCGTACCAGACTTAACCAAAATGCCTCCGCTAGCAGCTTTTAAGCCGACATTCGAAGTTGCTTCGCATGTATTTGTTGATGCAAATAAAGCATGTCCCATGTACTCGGACGACATAATAATGTTTTGATTTTTAAAATAGTTGCTATAACAGTTACCTCGAGATTGATTGTATTGCACAGTTGTAATATTAGTTGCTTTCAAATTAGTGTCAAATCGGCATTTAGTAACTGTGCCGTACCAGCACCTTGCAAACTGAATTACCGTAGAATTGTTATTCACTGCGGTACTCATTGAATTAAGGCCTTGTACAACGCACTGAAACATAATGCCAGAAAACAAGATACTTTTAACAAAAAAACCTGTTTGTCCAGTTGTTGGGTCGATTGTCGCTAGATTTGTAGGCTGGATATAAAAGCATTCTGCGCCGCTGAACGACTGTACTACTACATCTTCGTTATACTGACCAGGTTCGCAAAAAATGTAAATAAATCCTCCTACTTTAACCTTCGGAACCATATTTACAGCTTTTTGAATCGTCTTGAATGGTGCATCAATAGCTCCTGTTCCTGTTACATCATTTCCGTTTGTTGAACTAACATAATACTCAATATTTGATGCAGAATTACCGTACAATTCATCTAGTTTACTTTTTAATACTTTATTTTCTTCGTTTACTGTTTGAAGTAGCGCATTTGATTCAGCTAAATCACTTGCAATCGCTGAATAGTCACCATTTAGCCGCGAGTTTAAAGTGCTGTAGACTTGACCGTTTTTGCTAGTTCTAGCATCTACTACTTCAGTAATATTATTTCCGCCAGCTTCTAAAACAACATTATCAATTCTGTTATTAGTTGCATTTATATCTACATCTTTTGCTAATGAATCTTTTTCTAATTTTTCCATATTAGCATTAAACTGCTGATACTTATTAGAATCAAAAAGTGTATTTCCCCATTTATCAAGATTTAACATCTATTTCGCTCCTTTCAATACTTTTGCTAATTGGGCCATTATTGATACTATCGACTTTTTATTATTTGAAAGTGTAATTTCTGGCGCTTTTATTGTGAATGGGTATTTTTTATATGCAACTATCTGCACATCATAATCAATGCCAAGCGGTTCATAAATAAATAGAACATAATCACCTTTTTCACACTCATAATCATTCTTCAATATCACGCTTCCTGTTGTTGCTGGATAGTCTTGTAATTCAAGCTTAAGGCGCCTTTGCATGTTACCTGCAACAGTATATCGTTCATCTGAAACGGGTTCTTGCCAACGAATGCCCCATTTTTCTGCTTCCGGGCTAGTGTATGTGACTGGAGAAAAATAGTTATTTCCGTTACTATCAACTTTTCCATATCCTTTAATTTTCGTTTTTAACGAAAGAGTATCAATATCAAAACTTGCTTCGTCTGTATTGTATTTATATCTGATGAAATTTTCTGTCTTAGCTCCATAATTTTCGCGCGGTTTAAATACTAAGTGTCGATTGTCTGGTATAACGACTACTCCATAATCATCGAGTAATTGATCAATAAGTGTTAAGTAGTTGTTATTTCCAAAGTTTTCTTGTTGAACTTTTTCTAGTATATTGGAAGGGTCGATTATCTCCCATGAAAAGCCCCTGCTATCAGATTTAAAGATATGAGTTAAGCACTGTTCTAAAGTAAAAGAACCTGTTATAGTGTCGTCTTGTCGCCCATCTTGACATGTATAATAAATGTGAGGCGCTTTAATATCTTTCGATAGCGTTTTTCCGATAACATCATGACTTAACTGTTTAACGACAAATTCTTGTCCTTCAAAAAAAACAGAACTTTCATAATCTAAAAAAGAATAGCAGTGGGCGTTTTTGGGAGTTTGTACTACCTTAAACTCGATACTCCACATCTCGTTTTCTGTCCAACTTTCGCAAAAACTATCTTTATCGAAATCTGTTAATATTTCTTCGTTATTCTTCCAAAAATCAGCAACTATAATATCGCTATTCATATATTCACCTACTTATACAAAAAGGAGAAATCCCACTTCGTATCTAAATGACTAGTATTGCTAATCTCGATAAGATTCTCTCCTTTTTTCAAACTTATTAAACCGTGATTCGTGTTACGACCGCAGGGATTTCCGTTTATTCTAGGTGTAGCACAATCAATAATTAATGTATCTGTTGTGCTTAACGATGGATAATAGATAAATCTATCGCCTGTCGTAATATTATTAATTGTTAATTCTCCTTCATTCTGACCATGCAAAGTAATTGCTAAATAATGTTCGCGCGGATCTATGTCAAAACTACCACCATTATAAATAATAAAACGACTTTTAGTGTGAGTATATCTATAATCCTCCATTGCTAGACCTTGGCCGAATTGCCATTTATCGCAATCAATTTCAGAATCGCTAAGCGTAGAACTTAGTGATTCTGAATAACCTCGAAACACATCGAATTCAAGTGTCAAATCTGCGTATCCCGGCGCTTTACGGTCAATGCCAACGCCGCTCGGATGTACTCTATATTTTTTACCAGGCGTTTTAGAATGAACTAAAAAGTATTCTTTTCTCTGATAAATAAGTTCCATTAATTCATCTAGTTTAACGTGATATAAGTCTGCTGATTCTGTTCTAAAATGGCACAAAATCGAGATAGGAAACATGCTAAAGTTACTATCTGTCGTTCTAGCGCCATCAGAACCAGCAAATTCAGTGTAATTATTAATTATTTGCGGCGGTTCTCTGCTCACTTCCCCTACCTCCAAATCAAATAATTCATTAAGCATATATGTTTTACCTTCAATTACTAATGCTAATGATGTAGCCATGTCATAGCCCCTTTCCGTAAAATGCTAATGAAGTCGAACTCCCTAGATGATTATTTGTATTATCTGCAATATCTTTACCGTCGACATTGAAAATAATTGGTCTATCGCCAGATTGTTGAATAGCTTTGATTAAATCAGCGTTGCTAGACTCTTTTGTTTTATTATCAATAATCGTCTTAACCGTGATAGTTCTGTTTAAATCTACGCTTTTTAGTCCAAGCGCTTTTTCAGCTGAAATTTTCGGCAGATTAATAGTCGGAACCGTCATATTAGAAGCGGCGTTTACTACTTTATCGACCATTTTATTTGTTGACTGAACAGCACCTTTAGCCCCAGCTAAAACACCATTTCCAAGACCGCCAGTAAAATATTTCCCAAGCTCGATGGCCACGCGCGAAGGCGAATGAATTCTAAGCGCCTTTTTCACCGAATTAGTGATTGTGCTAGCGATGCTCTTAGCTGTTTTTTCAAGTTGTTTTTTCTGACTGTTTAGTCCGTTTATCAAACCTTTTGCAGCATTAATCCCAGCGCTATACATTGCATTAGCAGCTGTATTTCCCATTGACTTAGACGCTGAATTGATTTGATTCTGCGTGCTATTAATCGCTTTGATTGTCTTAGCATCAGATTTAGCAAGAGCTTGCGCATAAGATGAACCGTTCTCTACTCCCGATTCCAAGATATCGCTTATAATGTCCTTGCTAACGCCTTTTTTGCGCAATTTTTCCACATTCGCTTGAAAAGCTTTGATTTCTTTTAAGCGTTTTTGCATTTCTTGCTGAATCGACTGCGGATTTTCTGCGTCTACGTTGCTAATAGAACCATAGCTTTGCATTTTTTCAGTGATTGAAGCTGCATACTCTTTACTTTGCTTCGTCAAGTCTGCCATTTTTGTGTTAGCGGCTTTTAATTGAGCGACTACTTTATCACGTTTCTTAGCTGTAGCAGCTAATCTGTTTGTTTGTTGAGCGATATAACCCTCAATGCTATTTAATGCTTTAGCTTGTTTGAGTTGACCACGACTCTTATTCTTAGAATGCAAACCTGCGTCAATAGCTGAGGATACTTTGTCTTTCAACGTACTAGATAGTTTTTTGATTTGCTTTTCAGTCCCTAACGCTCCTGCGACAAGATTACTTGCCGCTTTCGTAACTGCTTTTGTTTTGCTCGCAATTCCCAGAGAATAACCAGAACCAAAATCGCCACCTAGTTTTTTAGATTTCTTAGAAGGTGAACGCGAGTCTTGTTTTTTCTGAACTGCCGCTAGTGCTTTATTTGCCAAAGAAGCAGCTGCCTCTCCAACTGTTCCCATGCCACTCAAAATACCATTAACATATCCAGATGCAAAATCAGAACCAACTCCGCTGGAATCGACGGAAGCTGCCCCGCTTTTCGCAGAACCTCCAACGCTTGTTCCAGCAGAAAATGCCCCATCTTTTCCGCCTAAAATACCGTTATTAAACCCTGAGCTGTTTTTCGAACCTGTCATTTTGAACAAATTCGGGTCAAACGCTCCGCTTTTCGCATTATTCTTGATTTCCTTACCAGCAGATTTATTTGCTTCAGCAGTGCTTTTTACACCTTTTGCTTGAGCATCTCCTGATTTTTTACCATTCTTTTCCATCTCTCCTGGTAATGGGTCAGCACCCATTTTTACGCCATCAAGAAGAAACTTTCCTGCTCCTTGAAAGTCCCCTGATTTGATAGCTAAAAGAAATTGGTCTTTTCCGCTCTGACCATTCAAAAACATACTATTCGGAAGCCCTGAAATAGTATTTAAAACGTCGTCATTGATTTTTAATGCTGCTGTTGTGTAGTCTCCGCTTTGAAGTGCGGTTACAAACGCTTGTACTCCTTCGCCTCCGCGTTGACTCATGACAGCAGCTAGCCCGGCTAACGTATTATCAATGGAACCACTTACTTTTACAAAGTCTTGCCAAACGGCACCTAATTGTTCATCACTAATATTTCCCATTTCTGACAAACCTTTTGCAAAAGTTTCTGCGTTTAAAGTCCCGCCGTTCGCGATAATAGCATTCATTTCACTAGCCCATTTTTGTAAGTTTCCAGCTAATGTTTTGTTCTTCTTAGTTTGTTCGTCAATTTGAATTTGATAGTTTGCTTTTTCAGTTTCAGTTGTAGCATCGCTTTTTTTTCTTTTCAAATCAGCTAGTTCTTTTTCGCCTGTTTCAACGGCTTTTTTTCTATCGCCATATAAGCTTTTTTGCACTTCAATGCTTGTAGCGCGTTCTTTTTCGTTTAACGTCTTGCCGTTTGCTAATTTCAGCAAATTACCTTCTACATAAAGCTGGTTTTGTTTTGCTAACTCTGCTTGAATATCCGCCGTTTGTTGTTGTAAAAATTTCTTTTGTTGTGCAGTTAATTCTGTGCCGTCGACCCATTTATTGCCTTTTAGTAGTTTTGCATAATCTGCTTGAAGAGTTAAAAGGGTACCGTTATTTTTGTCAATCTCTGCTACTAATGTTGCGTTTGCATCCGCTATAGCTTTTTTACGTTTATCTCCTTCGAGACTCTGAGCCTTTTCCATAGCTACGCTATATTTATCTTGAGACTTTATAGTTGCTTCTTGATATTGTTCGTAAAGGTCTTTAGCCGCATTTAAGAATGACTCAGTTTTTTCACTAAGTTTCTTTCCATACTGATCAACTCCGCCGCTCAGCATCGTATCTATTGCTTGATTCGACTTCGAAACAGTTGTTTCAGTTTGTTTGGCAGTTGTTTCTACAAGCTTTAATGTTTCCTTTATTTTCTTGCCGGATGTTTCAGTTTTCTTTGCTGTTTTTTCGGCTTCTCCGCCCATTTGTTTGAATGCTTCAACTGTTCCAGTCAGTGCATAATTATCTTTGTTAAATGCATCTTTTATTGCTGAACCTGCTTCGACAAACGCATCTTTTGATTGCTCTAAGCTTTTCTTAGCACCTTTCAAATCCCAATGTAGAGCTTGAAATGCTGCTTTTATAGCATAATACAGCCCCTGTAGCGCTTTAATAGCTACTAACACAATTCGTGCTAATACTTGAATAATATCAACTACAGCAGCTAGAACTAGACCAAGAGACGCCCAAATAGCAACACCAACATATTTAAGTACATCTTTAAATCCACTACCTACTGGTTTTAATGCGGCAACTATCTGTTTGAACACATCTACTATTTTACCGAAAGAATTTTTCACGCCATCCCACATAGTTGATAAAAAGCCTTTAATATTCGCAGTGTTTTCTTTGAATGATACATACATGCCGTATGCAACAGCTATAACTGCACCAATAACTGCGATTATTACTCCGAATGCGGCGGCAGCTGAACCTAGAGCGACTTTAAGCGCCAAGAAAGAGCCTTTCACAGTGTTAACAATTCCACCGAGCAACGTGCCACTGCTTGCTAAGCCTCTAAATGCCATTACCAAACCAGCAACTTTAGAATATACACTACTAATAATATTAAATGCTACAAATCCCGCGGCAACTTTTGCCAACAGTGGTGCCAACTCAATTAAAACAGGGATAAACTCTTTAATTTTTTGGATTAAATCAGAAAGTTTTTTCTGAAACTCTGGACTCGCTGTTACTGCCGCAAACTGTTTAAATGCGTTTTTAGCAACATCTAACGCTTGTATTATCGGGCCTTTTAAGTTCTCAATAATATTTGCAAGGCTCTTAACAGCCGCAGTTTTCATGTTCGCGAATGAACCGCTTATAGTGTTACCTGCTGTTTTCGCAAGACCTGCCATTTTAGCCGTGTTCCCAGCCATTCCAGTTGTTCCTTCTTCGATACCTTTTGTTAGCATTGCTATAGCTTTTGTTGATTCTAATGATCCCTCGGAAACATATTTTTTCATATCTGCAACTGATTTACCTGTTGAGTTAGCTAAAATTTGCCACGCTGGTACACCCGCCTCAACTAATCGGTTAATATCATCAGAATAAGCCACACCAGCACTTTGTAAGCTTGAAATAGCATCTACCATTTGGTCAATTGATTCTGAACCATTTCCGACGCCATACGCCGCATCAGCAATAGCTGTGAAAACAGGTTTTACATTGGCTGCTTTCATACCCGCTGCTACCATTTTTTTAGCGCCTAAAGCGACTGCATCAAGCGCGATAGGCGTGCCATCAATAGCAGCCGTAAGGTCTGTCATAACTAGTTGTGCATCTTTTGCTGAACCTGTTAAAACAGTTAACGATTTAGTTGCTGTATCAATCGTATCAACACGACCAATGGCGCTACCTACGACGTTTTTAGTAGCGGCAATTAATCCGAACGCTGCCGCTAATCTGAGAATACTAAAACGAGCTTGTTCCGCTGGTTTTTCGACTGAATTTTTAAGTGCTTCACGCATTCCAGTGCCTGCACCTTTCGCCGCCGCTTTCGCTGCGTTAAATCCGCTTACTAATCCACTTTTAATTAAAGAACCAGTACTTTTGGCAATGTTTCCTAGGCCTTTTAATGCAGAAATGCCAGCTTGGCCAGCCGCTTTCGCTCCGGATTTCACAGCGCTAAATCCTGTTTTTAATGCTGATTTCACTGTTGTTCCTGTCGTTTTCGCCGCGCTTGCTACAGCGCTAAAAGCTGTTTTCATTGCGCTACTTACTGCTAACGCTGCTGATTTTGTAGCACTAGGAATAGCTTTCACAGCGCTAATAGTTCCTTTAACGCTCATATAAGCAGCAACTACCACCGCTTTGTAAGCTACTACGAAACTGTTTTTCACTGCTGTAGCCGCTGTTTTAGCAGCTCCTGGAATACTTTTAATAACTTTTACAGTAGTTTGAGCAAAAGAAATAGCAGCCGATTTAGCTGCTTGCAAACTACTTACTAATGCTGATTTAATACTGATTCCAGCGCTTTTAATTGCGCCGGGGATGGATTTAATGACATTAATTGATACTTTAACAGCTGACACAATACTACTTTGTACTGTCTTAGCAATTGAAAAGAAGCCGTTTTTAATATTAACCGCTGTGTTTTTGATACTTGTTCCAAGTTCCTTTATCGCTGTAATAGATGCTTTAGCAGCGTTTACGAACCCAGTTTTTACTGTTGATGCAAGTTTAGATAGAGCGGCTTGTACATTTGAAGGCAATTCACGCATAAAGTTTAAACTAGCTTTTAAAGCATTTGAGCCAGCACTTCCCATGCTTTTAAACGCATTTACAAACGTGTCTTTTAATCGTTTCGATTGACTAGCAATATCAGATACCGCTTCTCTATACGCTTTATCTAATGCCGCCCCTGCATTTGTGCCTGCTTTCGCTAAATCTTGTTCAAACGCATCCAGTTGTTTATCTGCTTTTTTATCGTCTAAACTAATCTCAATTACTACTGATCCATCACTCATGTTCTCACCTCTAATCTTTTAACTTATATCTGTTTTTCAGTTTAATTAATTCGTTTCGTTCTTTTTCTGTTCCTTTCCCCGAAGGTAATTCCGCTTGCCTAATGCCGATTATCGTTTTAATTGTTGTATCATCACGCAAACTTTCTAACAATGCTCTAAACTTATACCAGTGCATTTTCCCCCGACTATCTAATAAATCAATATTGTAGTCTTGTAAAAAAGAAGCGTAGATATAATCCGCATCTTGCGTTAATGAATATGAAGCAATTTCTTCCGCATCTTCATTGTTTGCAGCGCTTGGCATTTTGTTTCCGTCGATATCATAAAGCAAACCATCGTCGTTTTCTTTAACAATATAATTAGTGAAAATATCAATAAGTACCAGTGATTTTTCTTCAATATTCGCGTATTCGTCTTCCTCATTTGAACGTGGCCACGGCATATCATCAACAAAAAGTACATCGATTGCTAGGTTAGCTCTGAACACATCAGATAAACTATTATCTTCCGTTAACTCAATCACTCTTAGAACGTTGTCAAAAGCTAAATCGAGCTTATACTCTTTTCCTTCATATTCGTAAATATCGTTAACTCCAAAAGCGAGCGAAAGCATTTATATCACTTCGCTTTTTTAGTCATTTTTGCTTTATATTTCTTTTGAATTTCATTTTGTTGTACTTCCATTGTGCCAACGACAGCATCAACAACTTGATTATATAAAGTAAGCATTCTCATTACGTCTTTACAAATTGCATAACACTTATCAAAAGCTGTATCGTCACACAACAGAATATTAAACGCGTGTTTGAGCGCCTCTCTGACATTGTCCATTAGGACATCGTAATCATTTATAGTCATTTCGCCTAATTCGTCTAAGTTGTATTTATCTAATTTGTCCAGTTTCTCCTTGTACTTCTCATCCGCTTCAATCCATTCACGGCGCATTTCATCACTTAAGCTAACTCTAAATAGTTCAGTACCGAGTTTAAATTCTTGATACGATTCTTCTAATTGAATATTGATTACATTATTTTGTGTCATTTATTATTTCCTCCAATTTAAAAGCCCCTACTGAAAGTAAGGGCTCATTTATTAGTCTGCTGCTTCTACTGTTACTTGCACTACTTTATTGATAGAAGGACTTTCTTTAGATGCGACAGTTATATTTGCTGTTCCTTCTGCCATTCCCTCAATCACGCCACTTGCGTTAACTTTTGCTTTAGGCGGATTAGAAGAAGTGAAAGTTACTTCTTGGCTTGCGTTAGTAGGTAAAACAGAAGCTGTTAAAGCAACTGTTTCCCCTACCTTAATTGTGATTGTTTCGCTGTCCACTACAACGCTGGACGGGCTCTCATCAGGGTTTAGTAATTGTTGGTGTTTCGTCGTAAGCAATGCGACAACCAAATGCTGGGAACTCTGTAGCATCACCGCCACCAGCGGAACCTTTGATTTCTGATACAGTCGCTTTTCCGATAGCTGTTTCAGTATCCGGAATTTCGATTTTAAACATAATGCCGCGGTTTTCTGGCGTTCTACGTTTAGCGACAATTAAGTTTTGCGCTTCGTCTTCGCGATCGTGTGTTCCTTCGAATGTATAAGCTTCCGAATAACCTAGCACAACCGTTTTTTCGTTTCCATCTCCATCGTAATCGCCTTGCTCTTCGGTGTTGTCTGAACCATCGTCAGACACGTTTGTAATCCATTTTGATAATCGTTTCCAATCCGGTTCACCTGCACCAGCAACAATTTCAGCAACAGAATATTTCGTTTTTGCGTTTTTAATTCTCATTTTTATTTTTCCTCACTTTCAATATATAATTTGATTTTGAAACCAGCACTATAAATAAAAGTCCCATCATCGCTAACGGAAACAATATTCGTAACGCTAGTTGTTTCTTTATCCTCCAAAACAAAGCTTCCATTTTGGCTTTGAATACTATCAATTTCCGCATTATCAAAATAAGCAGAAATGGCATTCAACACATCAATCACTTTCATTTCTTGCTTGCTAGAAGCATTTAGGTTAAAAGAAAAAGACCGCTCATAAGAGCCGTCTTGATAACCTTGTTTGTCGTTATTTGGAGTCAGTAGCAAAGCAATTGATTCAGGTTTTAATATCGCTGTTCTTAATTTCATATCTTTTAAATCGACGTTGTTTTCGATAGCATCCATGACACTGTCTAAAAAATCTAATGACATTATAATCCCTCCTCGACCGCTTTTTGCGCTACTTTTTCCCAGACGTCCATTTTATCTATTTTTGCCCGTTGGTCCCATTCAGGACCAGCCAACGGATGGTGTGTTAGTGTGAAATTGAAGTTTATACCTTTATACAGCCGTCGTGCATAAATAGATGTCCACATAATTTCTTTGTCATTCATGATAACGTATTGATTTGACAAGTCACCGCTTAAAAACGGCACATAAAGCGCAATATCAGCGGCCGCTTGATTAATTAAAGCAAACTGACCTCTTTCTTTCGCCTTTTTTACGCTCCCTTTTGCTTTTGAGAGGTCCACACGTACTTTAATCGGCATCAAACCACCTCGATTTCCCAATGATGCACGCTATTAGAAGTGGCATAACAAGGTATAACTTTGACAATCTTATAAGCTTTTCCAGAGAAAAAAATTCTCGATCTACTTACAAAATCAGATGGCACGTTCATGCTGTTCACTGCATCAATAAAAATAACCGCATCATATCTATCACTATCAGATAATCCCGCAATTTGATTTGATTTTGAGAAATCAACACGAACATGTTCAATCTCTATGCCTTTTTCATAAACGACTTGATTATGTCTATCTTCTTCTTTGTACGCTTCATAACTAATGTTATGAATTAACCAATCGAGAGGTAACGGAGGGGCGTTTGTTATCGGTTTTAATACTTTCATTAACGAACACCTACCCCGTTATAAAGTAAACCTGTGTGCGCTAAATAGGACCTTACATCACTGCCTACTAATCCGCTGTTCAAAGATGTAGCAGTTGATGCAAAATTGCTATCACTGATAGAAGTTCTTCCGATGCTCACATTGTCCGGCTTAGAAACAGCTAACTCACTTGTTCCGCCCGCCTCTTTGAAATACTCGATTTGATTACAAGTAGCTAACTGTATTTGCTGTTGAATAAATTCGCTAAACGATTCAATCCCGTTTTTTCGAATGCGATAGAACGTTAATGAGTCGATTTTTCTTTCAGCATGTTTTAACAAACTACTGAATTCCTCTTGCTCTAAATGCTCCCCAGCATACTCGTTAATATAAAATTCTAGTGTGGTGTAAGGCATAATATTCGCCCCCTTTGTTATTCTCCACTAGTTGGTAATTCTTCAACTAAATGTTGAATACCAACGATACCGATTTGTTTATCTTCGTAAACTTTTTCCCAGTTTCCAGCTTTTGCTAGGTCTGCATTTGTTGGAGTGATTTCGTTAGCATCACGAACTGCATTTTTAAATTTAACTCCATATGGATGCATTGTGAAAGCACGTCGAGTAAATACTTGGTCATTACCTTTAGCTGCATCACGAGCTGTTTCGAAAGTTGTTAACTTAGCCGGGTTACCTGTGTTTCTTCCGATAGAACCAGTTGCAAATAAATACGAAGTATATACTTTTGCTGCGCCCGTTCCTGTGGAAGGCACTCCATCGTCTACAACTACACGGTATCCTAAATAAGTTGGGACATTAACTTCCCCACGAGCATTTGGGATAAATGCAATTAAGTTTTGTTTTTGCAAGGCTGTATAAACAGCTGAATGCATAACCATCAAGCTTAAACGATCCGCAGAATCTCCAAGAAGTTGTTTTGCATCTAATACCAAATTCCCGGAAATTGCAGATGTTGGTTGTGAGAGCAAGTGAGAGCTTGCCAATGCACCGTTTTTAGCAAACAGTCCATTTAACACGGAAATTAGTACAGTTTGCTCACGACGCATCCACCAAGAAGCGATTTTTCCCATTAAAGCATTTAAGGGGTCGTCTCCCGAAATGACAGCCGCAAGTTCATTGACTGACCAGCCACGACCACGATACATTACTGCCGCAATATCTGCGCTAGCTGTAATTTTTCCTGTTTCCAATCCTTTTTCACCATCACCTAAAGTTTCGTCTTCACCGTCTAAATCGTTCCAAAACGGCATATTAACTAGTAATCCTCCCGCTGTGATATTTTGCGCAACGCTTGGATCAGCAACTGCAATTCCCGATTGAATGATTGCCGATTTTTCTGATGTAAAGTTATCCATATAGGTATTAAAAACCTCTGGTGTTACTACATCTAATAATTTTGTGATTTCATTTGCCATTATTCACTCTCTCCTTTTTCCGTTAAAAATTTTGTTAAATTAAATGAATCTGATTTTAAATTTTCTTTTAATGAACCGTCGTAACCAGCTGGCGCCTTCGGATTACCACTAAATCCGAATTTTGGAACCTTTTCACTTTCTTGAGCAAATAAATAAGCATCGCTTTCCTGCAATGCTCCCAGCTGTTCATCAAGGCCTTTCAGACCTTCGTCTGTTAGTTCTAGTTTGTCGTTATCTAAAAGCGCTTTTACCGCCTTTGGATTTCTCGCTTTTGCACCAGCAAGCGCTAGCTCAATAGCTGAATTTTTCTTCGTTTCGGCAATTTCGGACTGGTAATCAGACTCTAAATCTTTGTTTTTTTGCTGTAAGTCCTCGATTTGTTTTTTCAATTCTTCACCAGTACCAGAATCCTTTTTCAAATCATCAATATCCTTGTCCCGTTGTGTCAGCTGGCTTTTTAAGCCGTCTCTCTCTGCTTCCACCTCAGATAATTGTTGCTTAGCAGCTGTAACATCCTTACCATTCTCAGCCATCACTTTATTAATGACTTCGTCCTCCAAGCCTAAACCTTTCAAATATTCTCTTTGCATTTTTGTTCCTCCTTCGATATTTTTACGCGGCAACGACCGCGAGAGCCGTCTTTTTACGACTTCCGAACAGGTCGAATATTAGGCATATACTTGTTCTCTGCTGTATTGCCTTGTTAATTTATGTGTGTTTACAAATGCTCTTAGCTTGCTTTGTTTCGCTCTAACAGCCTGTTTCGCTTTTTTAACTGCCAATTCATCGCCTAATTCTTCTGATGCTGACAATTTGCGTTTAGCAGCTCTTATATTACGTTCCATTAAGCGTTGTTGCTGGCTTAGCGCATAAACGCGTTTGTTTTCTTCTTCGTCTATTAACTCGCTTTCGTCTGGCGCAATGTTAATGCCTTCAATAAAAGCAAAACGATGATGACGGCAATTACAACCGAAAACACCATCACCGTATCCATACCGCAATTCTGGTGAATAAATAGACATGTATTTATTGCCGTATTTCGTTTTTGTTTCTTCAACAGATAACAAACAGATAACTTTGCCTTGAATGATTGAACATGTTGGTCGAGCGCCTATGTGCTGTGAAATACGCACTAAATCAACGCCATATTCATTCATTCGCTCATCTTCAACGCTGTTATAAACACTGTTAACTGTTGTCCTTGTAACAGTCCGGACGTAAGCCTCAGGTGTCCACCGCTTATTTGCCTTGTCTACAAGCGCAGGAACGCCGTTTTCAGCGAATTTACTTACTGTCTCAGCTAATGCTTGTCTATGTGTTTTTAAACCAGCTAAGACGCTCTGTGTCGTTTCATGTATGATATCTGAGTATATTTGTCTTGCTTGCGATAACATCGTTTGATTGACGCGATTATAGTTGCTTTGTGCTAACTTAAAATAACTACTCATTACTTTATCGACTATCGTTTGTCTATCGCTCACTAGTGGCAACGCAGCACCTGCTTCAGCTAATTTGCTGAAATAGTTATCTACTTGTTTTAAATCGCTGTATCCTGCGTCTTTGACAATAGAAAAAAGCTTCTTAGCTGATACGCCGGAAGCTTTGGAAATTTTATTTAGCATTTGCTGATCTAATGCGTGAACTTGATTAAGTTTTTCTATTTGCCAAGCCAGCACATTGTCAGCGCTGATATTTTTCTTTGTTTTCAGTCGTCGAACAATAAGAGTGAACAATTCATTTTCGAGCGTTGTGTATACATCAACGACCGGCTGCACAAATAAGTCAAGTTGCCGTGGAGTTAGTGCCATCTAATCCACTTCCTTTTTAGAGGTCTTTTCCTTCTCTGTAATAACAAACCCATTCCCTGCATCAGCTAAGATTTTTCTCGCTTTTTCTTCGTCAAATGGAAACGCTGCAACGATCATTTCAAGTGCGGAATTATAAGGAAGTTCTCCTTTAGCAACTGACTGAACTATATTAACTAATGAAGTTATTTGAGCGCCGTTTAATGACACTTCTTGAATAGTTTCGCCTGCGACAGCACTAGCTTCTAATGTCCCGTTCGCATTTTCATCTGGCAGCTCGATATCGCCTAACAATCCAGATAAATCATTTCCCGGAATTTCTGCTTGTGCATCTTTTTCTATCTCTTCTTTCCACGCTTCTGCTTCTGCATCGGTAATATTCCAAGCGCGCTGTAAAGCAATTTTTAGCGGAATCATACCTTGATTTTTAGCGTTTGTGTAACGATTGATAGTTGTATCTTCGTCTTGCGCTATAGAGTCGTCAAAATCGACTGTAATAGTGTCTAACTCAACTACTTCGCCGCTATAAGCTTCGATAAATTTCCCGACCTCAAGAATGCTCACAATCATTTCTTTTATGCCTTGTTCGATTAGTTGCGAATGACTGTTTTTAGTTTGATAAGTTTCTGACTTCTCGCTTACGACCTCTGTAGCTGTTTTTAAGCCGTTTTCATCGAAAGTGAATGTGCCAGCGCTTAACCCAACCTGCATCGCATAAATGCGTAGCATTGCGTTTATAGACTCGATAAACTCAGTTGAGCGAATCTCTACAGATATATCTTTTACTGATTTACCGTCCGCATCCTGGTCACCTTGATATAGGAAAAATGCTTCATCGGTTGAATCGAAATACTGTGAAGTCGAGCCGTCTAAGTTAACAGCAGTTTTAACGAAACTCGAAGGCACCAAAACTTTCTTTTTGCCTAATTTGAATTCTTGATAGTATGAATCGAACATCAAATCAAGCGTTTTTAATGTGTCCAATGCGTTAGCATAAACAGAAATGCCGAGCGGGCTCGTTAAATTCTTGTTATTCGCTATATTAGGTTTGATATAAATGAACGATGGGCGGGTAAATTTTGGTAGTGGTACAACTGGCTCAATATCATTAAACAACAGTTTTAAACTTACTTTTGTACCAAGCTCGTTCGGCGTGTCTGACTGATAAAGTTCTGTCGTGACTGTATACACATCGCCTTGCCACTCATTCCACTCAAGCAACGTATAATATTTATTGTTTTTGTGGAAACTATTAGCAATAACGCATTCGTCTACATTCTCGCTATCATTGGACAATGGATACATGCAATCAGCAGTCGCAAATGATACTTTAACGTTTTGATTCCCGTCATGATAAACCTTGATAACAAAACCGCCCATAGCTTCGCCGTACTCGATATAGCGTTCCATGTTTTTAGTAAAACCGTTCGTTTTCAGCACATTTAAAACAAACTCTTCCGCTTCTTCGTTGTCTATATTGATTTTTACTTTTTCATTAAAAAGAAGCTTAGACATGTACTTAGCTGTAACTTTTGGCAAATTCATAGATAATTGTCGTCTATTTACTCGATTACCATTATGCTCGTAATCGAGATTATGCCACTCTGCATAATGACCTTGATATAGTCGTTTCCACATATCAATATACTTATAATCTTCATCATTAGCATTTACTTTTTTGTGGTCTTTTACTTCTTTCAACGTCTTCAATAGCCCCATTCTCCGCATCACTCCTTTCACTCCCGCAATGATTTGATTAATCAAGGTTTTCACCCCCTAGAATTTGAGTCCCAATTTTCTCAGATTGTCTTTTACATAGTACTGAAAAGCATCACACGTATGATCGTTTTCTTTGATAACTTCGGGCTTATCTGTATTAACTGTTTTAACATCCCACTGATATTTTCTGTGTTCTTCGATGAATATTTGATTTTCTGGAATATCAAGATAAAAAAAACGACCTTGTGCGAGTAAATCACACACGAAGTCGACCATATCTACTTTTTTACCCTTTGCGACTGGGTGTAAGCTAACACCGTAATCTTTGTAGTACTGATTGCGAAGTCCGCCCTCTGCGCTATCTACCGTTTGCATACCCACTGGCGCATTATACTTCGCGACTATTTTAGTCATAAACTCGCGTAACTCTTTTGAATAATCCGAAGGTGCTTTCTTAACCACTTGGTTGGCGGGACTGTAATAGTACGTATCTAGTAAGATAACATTTTTCTTGGCTGTAAATCCGAGCGCTAAACACGTAGTAGCTGATACTTGATGTCCTGTATCGATAGCAAAGTCAATCATTATTATCCTATCGTCCGGTGGTATAACTTTAAGCGGCTGAAACAAGTTCATGTTATAAACATTATCACCAAGACCAATTACCTCACCTAGATACATCCAGCGGTAATAATCGAGGTCGTTCTTCTTATACTTCTCAATTTTCTTAATGATTTGCTTAGATAAGAAGCCTTTTTCATCATCCAAATAAGTAGTGTGATGTATTAAATAATCATCATCACCACGTCTTGCATCTACGTACTCATTAACCCATTCATATGGGTTACGAGGGGGGTTATAAGACATATAAGTCGTTACTTCTTGATTATCCGGTAAATCTTCGCGGATAAACGTATCTTCTACCACGTCAATATCAGTCACACCGGAAAATTCGGCTAATTCCTCGAACCAAAGAGCGCTAACATAACCGACCGGTATTTTCATAGATTTAAGCTTTGCTGGATCATCACAACCAGAAAAATAAAAGCCGGTTCCCCATTTTTTGTGGATAATTTCCATTGGTGATTTACCGAAGTTAAATTGGTCCGCAACACCCATTTCATATAAAGCCCATTTAATCTGCTGATAGACTGACTTATAAAGTGTATTAGCTACTTTACGAAGGCAAACCATATTAGATTGCGGATTAGCCATTTTCTTCTCAACGAGCTTTAGACTGATGACTGACGACTTCATAGAAGAACGTCCGCCCTTGGCTATGATGTGATTATGTTTAGATAACCATAAGTCGTAGAAAGCGGGATTAATTTTATCTATGACATTAATAACTTGATAATCAGTTAACTTCTTGTGAATCGTTGCGTTCACTGTCAACACCTGCCTTCTTATCAAGGTAGGCTTGCATTTCGTCAACGTTTGACATGATAATCGTGGTTGTTCCTTGATTGCTTTCTTGTTTTGTATCCGCTCTTAGCTTATCAATTTGCGCTTGTATTAACTCTTCTTGTAATTTATCTCGACCGCCTGCTACATGACGCTTAACAATCTCTTTTAGCGCTGATACTCGTTGATTGATGTCAGCAGTCTTTGTAACGACGGAAAAGCCATCTGCATTTGAAACAATTACTTCTTCTTCCATTTCCCCACGAGCTATTTCAGTGAACAACTGCATAGCTTCTGTATAGCCCATAACTCGCTTTTCTTCCAATTCACTCAAAACCTTGTCTATATAATCTTTTATGACAAGTTTTGACAAGTTTTCCGTAGCTATACGGTTAGCTGTTTTAGAGCTATATCCAGCAAGTCGCGCGGCTTCTGTAGCGTTGCCGCATTTTATATATTCATCCGCAAATCGCTTTTGTTTTTCGGTTATTTTCACTACATATCACCACGCTCCCTTATTTAATGTAAATAAAAAAAGACCGTTATTGGCCTTTTAATAAATTATTCCGCTTTTCTCTTAATTCGTCCAACTCTTTATAATAGCTATAGAGCAACTCTTTTGATCCATAACTGTTTTTTGAATATTTGTCTCTCTCTATCCTGTTCTCTTCATACCTAATCAATCTAACAACATCATTTATTTTATTTTCAATTTCTTTTAGCATCATAATCCACCCTTTTATTTTTCACTATACCAAATAAAAACCAGCTGCTCAATTACTAACAGATGGAAAGGGCTATATATTTAAAAAACTGGTTAACGCACCAGTCAGCGCCGCATGCGTGTTTTATATCCAGTGCAGATAGGATGTGAGAAGTGGAGTGCAGACTCAACATATGATTTATTTTTGTAATCATCTTCACTTCTCACTAATAACATTTTATCACCTTTTTTTACTCAAAAAGTGCCACAAAAGTGCCATTTTCAGTTTAACACTTCAATATTGAGCGTAGTTGCTAACTCTATGACAGCCTTCCTTTTCTCACGCTTATACTGTCGTTCTTCGTAAGGAATATCAATCATGATGTCTACATCTTGCTGATTGTGCAAGAAACTCTCTAAGATGATTTTGCGGTGGATTGCTTCTAATTGGTTGATGATCACATCATACTTTTTAACGGCTTCTTGTGCAGCGTGTACGTTGTCTACATTGTGTATAGCAGCTTCTTCCACTTTGCTATGGAACTCATTTCCAAAATTCGGCGGTGTGACCGTGTATGTGGTAGTTAGTGTAGGGAATTTACGTTCACCCGCCATTACTCTTAAAGCCTTGTATTTTCTGAAAAAGTCTTTTAATGCTCGAACCGTTTTGATATAGTCGATTTTATCAACTTGTGGTAGATCAAAAAGAGTATTCATATCCATTCCCCCATGTTATAATCAAATTGGGTAGTCGGAGGGAACTTCGGCTTTTTTTATTTGTCTAAAGCGCGTTCAGAAAATCTGGTATACCGCTTAACGTTGGCACTTTATCCGCTTTTTCCTCAATATCCTTTAAAGCAATGGATTTCCTTCCACTTTGCACAGCGCCCTCATACAGTTCTAAAAACGTTTTTATGTCGATCTTATATATTTGGTCTACTGTAACAAAATTAATTAAAACAAAGGCATGTCCGCCCATTTTACGCACGCTTTTGAGATACTCTATTTGATGTTCGTGGATATTTTTGAATGGAAAGCTTTTTGCTTTCGTTTCTTTTGCCTCAAAGGCTATTGCCATGCCAGGATTAAGCACGCCCATAAAATCTACTGTCGATTTTTTATTCGGGAAAGCGCCCGTTATTTGAGCGCCATTCCGAATAATTTTCCAATCAGTCGGCAACTTTTGAATAATAGCCAGTTTCTTAATCTGATAAATATCACATGCGTTTTCTATCAGTCTTTCAAATGTCATGCCTCGGTTAGCATGGCTATTTTGCATATTCGGTCGCTTCGTTGATGACGAACGCGGTATACTTTGCCTCAATTTCTTCGTCCCCCATTTGTTCGATTTCGCTAATTTGGTAGTTTGTAACTTCTGCAATCGCATTAGCCATTTGGCGGATGCTCATTGATCTATTTCTCAACTTTTTAATTGCTTTTATCGCTGGCATTTTCGCTCCCCCTCTCATTTTTTAAAATGGCAAGTCATCCGGGTTAATGTCTATCGGCTTACCCTCATTTGCAAATGAATCCTTATTCTGACTCGAATCAGCTCGATATGGAGTTGTTTTACTATTATTTGAATAATTAGCCCCGTTCTGATTATTATTCGATGTAGAGCCTTCTGCGAGGTTGTGCTTAGGCTCTAAAAATTGAACTGATTCAGCTACGATTTCCGTCACATAAACGCGCTTACCGTCGTTTCCCTCGTAATTACGAGTTTGAACTCGACCATCAACGCCTGTTAAACTTCCTTTTTTCAAGAAATTAGCAACGTTTTCTGCTGGTTTACGCCAAACTACACATTGAATAAAGTCAGCTTCTTGCTCTCCTTGCCCGTTTTTGAAAGGGCGATTGACAGCTAATGTAAAAGTCGCAACTGCTGCACCAGCTGGGGTATAACGTAAATCAGGGTCTTTAGTTAAGCGTCCTACTAGTATGACACGATTCATCATTTATTTTTCCTCCTCCCCGTCCTCCAAGTATTCTCCTTCTTCAAAAACATAGCTTGCAAAATTTTTATCATCTTCATCGCAAGTTCCGAGAAAGCCATCTACATCGTAATATCTGGATTTAGCCAAAACAGCATAACGTATTGGAACAAGTTCTACACATCTCTCGTGAAACCATCCATGGGGATCTACGTTAATTATGTCATCATATTCACTAAAAGCTTCTTCACATACGCCACATCTTACTAATTTAGTCATTAACCCAATCTCCTTCCGCACATCGGACAGTACTTAATATTAAATTCAGCATAAGTAAATCCATGTTGCCAGCCTGCTGCAACTTCTAATTGACTTGCTTTATTCAACCGCATTTCGTCGTTCTCGTCGCTTATATTCTTAACCCTCTTATTTACATCCACATTACAAAATTCGCACATCATTCCGACACCTCTTCAAAATTTCTTATATCAATCTCTTCTATTTCCCTTATTAGGAAGCACTCAGGTAAATAACCACGCTGTTTCGCCCACCTGTAGATAAAACTCTGTAATTCTTCTCTGTGTTCTTCTGTTACATCGTCCAAATAGCCCTCAGAATACTCCCCAGCCACTTCATATACTCGCTCTGCTATGTTCTCTAGCAGACTGTCGGTTTCGTCTGGAAACGCTATTTCCCCAATTTCACCAACAAAAAAAGTATAAATCAGTTCATTGTAATATGAATATATAGTTAAATCATTCATCACTTGATTGCGAGTTTTTTCGTCATGCGTGTTGTGATTATACTTTTTTAACAAGTTGATACCATGCTCGATAGCCTCATCTTTTGTATCAAAATATGTGATTGATTCCCATCGCCCGCCGTAACTACCGTTTAACATCCATTGCCCTTGTTTCATTCCGCCACCTCCATTACTAATTCGTATCGGCTTTCTAGTTGCCAATAACTCTTTTTAGAGCTATCAGGAATCTTGTCATGCAAGTCAATACGTCGTAAATCGTAACTAATACCTTCCACAAGCGCTTCATAATCATAACTGTATAAATCAATACTCACTCCCATTTATTCCGCCACCTCTTTCTCGATAGACCAACCAGAGTCAATATTATTTACTAACCAGTCGTCATAAGCCTCTGTAATCTCTTTTTCTAATTGTTCAAGTGTTAATATATCGAACTCAATATTCAAGTCCGTTTTCAAAAGAAATGTTTCTGTTTCAAGTGATCCGTGCATACCAGTAGAAACGTAGAATCTTACTTTTTTATCGTTCATTCCGCCACCCAACGTTCTTTATAGACATCATCTACTTTTTCTAATTGACCCGAATACACTAAAATGACTTTTATCCAATCAAGACTATTCCAAATTTCCTCTGGTCTACTCGTGTCGTCATGAGGATGTATTCTTTCACTCATTTCTTCTATTGCTTCATAATAATCAAAACTTTTAACATATGGTCTATCATCTCTAGGACCTGAAAGTAAATCACGTTGTTTAGGACTATAAATGTAATCAATACTTACTTCGCAGCAACAGCCTGCTGTCCAAACGCTAGTCCCCTTATCATCAAAGTTATCCGTCATCGTAACAACTGGTAAATCAGGGTTTTCGATAATTAAATCTGCCAATTTTTTCATTTCTTCTTTTTGTCGTTCATTTACTCGTTTCATTCCGCCACCTCCAACAAATCCGGATTTTCGTGTATNNTCATGCTTCACCCTCCACTTCCTCAACAGGTTCCTTAAGTAACCAGTATGCTTCACCTTTATTCATTGCTTTAATCTCTGATTCTGTGAATTGTGTTTTATACTCACTTGCTTCATCATTACTACCTACAAGTTTCTGATTATCATAATGAACATTTAGATAACCAGTTGCGTGGTCAATAAGTTGTACATAATAAAGCGGTTCTTTCTCGACTTCGTAGCCGTCCATCCACGCGCGGGCGAGTAGTTCTTGATTATCAGCTGATGAAATTAACCATCCGTACATTTCATCAGGCATACCTGCATTGCCATAATCTAACAAACAAGCTAAATCGTATTCTCTTTGTTCACAGTGATTTATCCAGTCATCGGCAAATCGCGGAACTACTACCAGTTCTGGTTCCTTTTCTTTTGCAATAAAACAATCTTTAGTAGCTATTATCTTGTCCTTAGAAACTTTCACTAAAGAGTTGCCTGTTCCAAACTCTTTACCGTTGTACCAACCACTTAACAATTCATTGCCTACAATTACGTGTACGTTTTCGCCTTCCTTAAATCTCATGCTTGTTCCTCCTTCATAAAAACTAACCAGTGCGTTTTAGAACGCTTATTACCGAAAAGCGGTTCAAAATCAATTATCTTTAAAATCTCGCTTAGCTTTATTTGGTCTTCGTTCCATTTGAAAATTAATATGCCATTTGGTTTCAAAACTCGCATACATTCTTCAAAACCCTTACTTATATCATCTCTCCAAGTTAGCAAATCCAACTTCCCATACTTCTTGGCCAACCATGATTTATCGCCAACTTTCACTAAATGCGGTGGATCCAAAACTACTAAGTGAAATGTATTGGTATCGAATGGCATACTCCTAAAGTCTGCTACAACATCAGGCTTTACAACTAATTTCCTACCGTCGCATAATTCCGTTTCTAATTCTCGATTATCCATAAAAGTGACGTTTTTATTTGTGCGATCGAACCAGAACATCCGACTACCGCAACAAGCGTCTAATATTTTCACGTCTGCACCTCGTCCCTCTCCGCTAACTTCGCTTTACCTTTTTTAAATTTCATTGTTTTCCTCCTTAATCTAATCCTTCATATAGACTTTTTGAAAAATCATTCTCATCTATGTTCTGAATACTATTGATTGCATCAACCAATTTCGCCTTTGTTTCGAGACAAGGCTTATAACCGTAACCTACGTACCTAATCATTCTTTCAAATGTCGATATCGGGAAATTAAGAGTATTGTCAACCACCAACCTTTTGAGATGTAAGTGTTCAAAAAATTGGGGATGAATTACTATCCGATGCTCCCCGTCAACAACGTATCGTGCTACTTTGGTAACAGTAAAGTCAAAGTTACTAATAACCTCTTCTGGTTCCCCAAAAACAGAGCGAACTAACTCTAATTGGGTTTTTGACGGAATGTGTATAAAGGCGACGACTTTACCAGTTTTATACACAAGTTTAATATGGTTTGCATCGCTAGCACATTTCTCGGTGTAATAATGAATTGCGTCATTTAGGTCTTTTTCGTTGCGGAAAAACATGTCAATATCCTTCACTTTTTCATGATTAAAAATATTTTTAAAACAGCCTCCCGCTATGAATCCATCGTGACCTTCTAGGAACTGGTCTAGGAAATTGATTTCGCGGTATTGTCGAGCTTCCTCATGTTTGTAAATCATAATTTTCTCCCCTTCTCAATTCTGCGTTTCGTTCCATCCCTAATCGAAATCCACCAATTCCAGCGAATAGATCTAAAAAGTTCACGTCTGCACCTCGTTTCTCTCCGCTAACTTCGCT